CATAACAGGTTGTGCTATTACCCTTTCGAGTGGTTTAGTTATTACTTCTACCTGTTTTTTACCCAGTCCCAGTAGGCTGCAGCTCGAGATCATCGTCAAGACTATCAATAATCCTACTGTCTGCTTCAATACTGTCAAATACTTCTTTTGTTGCATTGTTTGCTCTCGGTTCAATCATGCCGGGCTTAGCAGCTGCTAATTTCGACAGATTATGTCTTTTGAAAATATCAAGATAGCGGTTCATTTCTCCTTCTATCTCGTTGTTCTTTTTCTGCATATCTGTTAATGCAGTAGTCTGTAATGCGAAATCTTGTTGTAAAGATTCGATTGCTTCTTTTTGTTGTGCGTCACGAACCTCGTAAGCGAGATTCTCTGCCTTTAGGTTCTCATTTTGAGTGTAAAGGAAATAGCCTCCTATTCCTAACATTATAATGATGCCTATTAATAACTGATTCATACTTCTTCAATCCTATAATTTAGTCCTTTGGAGCCTCGTATCTCTACTACATCTCCTTCAATCGTTTTGAACTTAAGAAAATCTTTTTTCTTTACTATGAATTTCTTAACTTCAAATGACTGATCATCGGAGTTACCCCATGTTTCATCATAGCTAACATGTAATATGTATCTAGGAAATAAAGCATACCATATCTCTTTAAGAAACCACCATATACCATTCCAAAGATAAATGAAAGGTAGGGCAATCCACTGCCCTACTCTTTTCATTCCTAGCTTTAACTTTTCAATCAATGTACTACTTCTCCAGTCGCAAATAAATGTGCTTCAGATGCTCGTCTTTTAGTAAGACCAGATAGTGTTTTACCACCTGCTTTATCCCATCTTTTTATCTGGTTTGGTACATCTTCATAGTTGCTTTTGTTTAGTCTCTTTAAAAGTGTACTATTTCTAAAGTTCGTAGGTCCGAGGTTATAAACCCATACTACAAGCGCATCAAATTGCTCCTGCGTAAGTTCTACTTCCACATATGTTTCTATGTAGCCTTCGTACTCTTTTAACTCCTCAAGTAACATAGCTTCCGCTTGTTCTTGAGTTATAGTCATGCCTTTATGAACATTTTTCGTATGTCCATATCCTATAGTCCACACATCCACACTATCTTGATAAGCCACTAGTTTACAACCTTCAAAATACCTTAGTATATCGTGTCCTTTTCCACTTAATTGCATAGAAATACTCCAAATTAATCCTGTTGTAAGGAGGCGTATAGCCAGCCACCGCAGTTTCTTACCCATGTCGCCCCCCAATTATACAAAGTGGAAAGCATAGGACGTCAGTTTACTACTGACGTCCTATCATTTAATTACTACTTGATGTCAAAATTGACTTCAGATGAGCAATCTCGCTCAATAGTAATTGTGAGTAGTCCGTCTAATAATTTGACTTCTTCTACTTTTAGGTCATTGTTAAGAACAAAAGCTTTGTCGAATGACTTAGTGCTCAGTCCTTGATGTAGATAAGAATCACCTCCTCTATCATCTCGATTTCCTATAATTCGTAGTTCATTGTCTTTCACTACGACTTTAAGGTTCTTTTTACTCCAACCTGGCACTGCAACTTCTATTGTGAAGCCTGCATCACCTTCCACTATATTGTATCTTGGATACGACGTACTAGCGAAGTCATTTTCAAACCACGCTGGATTGTGTCCTAACCAAAAGTTTCTGAATAGTTCCCTACTTATAGCATTTGCTACCATAATATCCTCCTAAATTTACCTTTAACGGTTAAACTTTGCCCACTCTTTCGATATGGACGCCTAAAAGAAAGCAATTTTCATCACTTTCATACTATAATTATACCAAAAATAGACCTTGTTGTCAAGAACTATTTTCAATCATCATAATCTATGAAACCCTTATCTCGCATATAATCAAGGGTATCCGCTATACCAATATGCCTTCCTATAGTATAGCATAATCCACCCATACAGATGACTACTACTAGCCATTGTATCTCATTTAATCCAAATCCTAAATCCATATATTTTTCCTTATTGGTACTCTGTAGGAGAATCGAACTCCTGTTGCCGGGATGAAAACCCGATGTCCTGACCATTAGACGAACAGAGCTTTGTTTGGGGGTCGGGAAGGTAGGAGTTGCACCTACGACCTCTTAAGAGGGGAACTGGTGGCCTGCCAGTCTGCTTCTTCCCGTATAAGTTTTGTGGAGCGGGATAGGAGAATCGAACTCCTGTCCTCAGCTTGGAAGGCTGTGGTAATACCATTATACTAATCCCGCATATGTTTTGGCGGAGAGAGTAGGATTCGAACCTACGAAGGGCGTATACCCTCTCTTGCTTAGCAAGCAAGTGCTTTCAGCCATCTCAGCCATCTCTCCTAAATAATTGTATATTTTTGTTTCATAAAATGTACATTGTAAACTTTATGAAACAAAAATTGGGGTGAGCAATGGGGGTCGAACCCACAACCACTGGCTCCACAAGCTAGGGCTCTACCATTGAGCTATACTCACCATATTGGTGGCGGAAGCTGGATTTGAACCAGCGATCTTTAGGTTATGAGCCTAACGAGCTACCAGACTGCTCCATTCCGCTAAAATGGTGTCACGGGCTACCCATCCACTAGCTGTCGTAACGATTTACCCCCAGTACTCTCCGCGAGATCAAAGTAAACTTATCACTCAAACATTAGTACTGGTCTTTCTCATTTCTATATACATATTATACTGTGTTTCAACCTGCTTGTCAAGAACTTTTTACAGCTACGATCACCAGCGGTGGCGGTCTAACGGAGAATTGAACTCCGACTTCAAGCGTGACAAGCTTGCGTGTTAACCATTACACTACTAGACCCAGCTGCTTCTTTTTTCATTTCATATTTATATTATACAGGGATTTAAGCGCCATGTCAAGATGTTTTTATAACAACTGTGAAAAAACTTCTTGACACAGACCTTCTTTTTTGATATAATAGTGGTATATTTTGAGAAAGAAAAAAATCAAGGACGATGGCATGGAGGTAAAATGAAAAGTTGGAGTACTAAAGAAAATAAATTTTTACGCAAGGCGTATAACAATGAGTCAATTAGCAAAATAGCTAAGGCACTTATGCGTTCTAAACAAAGTATTCGTAATCATGTTCACATCTTACGCAAGAAAGGTTATACCTTTGATCGCGTTAGTTATGTAAAAGAAATGAGCGAATCGGAAAAAATGCAAGAGCAGCTAGAACCGATTTTTCATACGACTGAGAGAGAAATGGCGGGCAGTGGTCTATTGGATTGTGGAATGGAACTCCCCGCTGAATACGATGAGTGGGAAAGTTCCAGCCGACCTTGGAAGCTGCAACAAGGCGTTTTGGAAAATGCGGGTGGACAGATCCATTCAGACTGGCCGCACCCTACTGAACACGATGAATCAGATGAGATTGAGGACGCTAAGGCTACTCATCAATTAGAACTAGAGTTTAATGCAGTAGATAAAAAAGCGTATACGCTACTTGACCGCTTAGCAGCAGAGAAAAGAGCACAACGTAGAGAAGAAGATCAAGATGAGTATTCCCGTTCCTTTGATCCGGAGCCTAAATAATGGAAGCACAAAGTTACCCAATGTTAGAGCGCAAGGTTAAAAACCCCGTTAAAAAAGATACCTTCGAGAAAAGACTCGAGAACATTCATAACAGCTGGGAACGTCTGATTAAAAGCGAAGAAATAGAATGGCGTATAGTAAAGATTGGCTATGGACATATTAGGAGACCTTTTGTTAAAAATTAAAGACACACGAACATACGTGAAAACGAAGAAAGAAACGCATAAATATAAAGGATGGCATTGGAATTACAAAGCAAAGAAGTTCTACAGATGGAGCGACTTACCTAATGCCTAAAGTATACTCGAAAAATATACCATTTGATCGCGCTCTCAGAATTTTCAGAAAGAAAGTTGATAATTCAGGTATTCTACAAGAGGTAAGAAAGAGAGAGTATTATGAGAAGCCCGCCGAACGTAGACAAAGAAAAATGAACGCAGCTAAGCGTAGACAACAAAAGATTGTTCAAGAAGAAAAGGATAGAATGAGTCGAAGAAGGGGACATCACATGCGTTCCTAGGTCAAATGTATACTGACGCGCCTTTTTCTTTTCTCTTTTAAAAATTAATT